ACTGTCTGCTTCTTCAACATTCTCTTCTGTGTCATTCATATCATAATGTCTACGAATATGTTCTACAAAATCTGCAACCTGATCACCGGTCATCCAACGAGCTATTTCATCAATAAATGCTCTGTGTGCATGACTTGGGGATTCACCACCACAAAAATCATCTTGTAGTTTATAAAAAGGTTCGGCACTGTCGCCAACTGCTTCTGCCATCTCGCTGTCTTTTTCAATTGATTCGTCTACATCTGAAACTGCTGCTCTCATGTTAATACCATTTTGTGCTAATCCGGACAATGCCAAAATTCTGTTAATATCACTCATCGATTTCTTTCCCCGCGATTTCTTTTTCTTTATCTTTACGGAGTTTTAAAAGCTCTTGTACAAAACTTGTGTTAAATTTATCGCCATAATAATCAGCGCCGTCAATTTTTTCTGCTTCGCTGTAATCATCATCGCCTAATAATACTGGTCTGCCTTCTTCTCCGTCAATCGACGCTTGTTCCGCCGCTTCAAGTGGCTCTCTGTCACTTCTGACTTTCATCATACCGTCTCTTAATCCTAGTAAATTTTGTAATTCAGTAGTAATCTGATACGCACTCACTGGACGAGCAGTTGAAAATTCCATTACATAAATTTCGTAACCGCGTAATTGAGGGAAATCATAGGGTGCACTCTGTAACATTAGTTTTTTCGGCGCACTTACACCACCTTCAAGGTCGTATTTTGCTAGATGGTTTTCAATTTTCTCAATCTGAGCATCAGTAGGCTCATGAGCAAGTTTGACACGAAATCCAAAAGATTGTTTTGATTCTTGTAAATATTGTTTAAAAGATTTCATAGCACTAATTCTCCGTTACTATTATTTATCCGTTTCTTTCATTTTGCTCATAATATCTGCTAGTAGACTAGCTCGATCCCCAATAATTCTACCTTCAATCTCTTCTGGATTTTCTTCTTTATCTGCCAGGCTAGCATCTACTTTTCTAGTGTCTAAATCAAGTTTTGCTTTACGCATTTGTAGTTCAATCATCTTTAATTTTTTGTCTAGTTTGGCTTGTTTTGCTTGTAGTGCCGCTGTGAGCATTTTACTAGCACTATCAAATATAGGAGCAGCATGTCTGTCTTCTACATTTTTGCCTAAATCACACAAATCTTCAAATGTACGCATTGCTTTAGTAGCATATTCGTCCATTTCTCTGTCTAGTTGTTCTAGTCCTTGTACGATAGGCAACGCTGTGTCTACCCTTTCAGTTACATCCATTGTTTGTTTGGTAACTGTAATCTCATTTTGTACATCTACTTCGGTTCGATCTACAAGGGGAGTATCCTCTTCACCCTTAAAAACAATATCATCAAGTGGAGGGAGATTGAATTCTTCTTCAAGTTTTTTGGTCATCTTTTTTTCCTTTTGGAATTCTGTGGCTTGTTGAAAATTTCGTTTTCTGTAATAACACGAAATCCAAGCCCGTTTCCTTTACACCATGCTCTAGCCGCTTCCCATTTAGCGTGATTGACTACCGCCATTAACTGGTTTTGTCTACCCTTTGCTTCGCCTAATGTTTGTCCGGCAGGTTTGATTTCTACCATTTCAGCATGTTGTTTGCCTTCTCTATCAGTATATATCATTAATAGATCTGGTACATACGTCGTTGCCTTACCTGTGACAGGATTTTTATAAGGTATACGATGTGTTTCACTTCCCCACTTTATTATATTAGGATGGTTATCGCACATTCTAAAAACTGCGAGTTCCCAACCACTGCGATATCTAGGCATGTGTTTGCCTACATACTTTCCTGGATTTAATAATGTGTATATGCCTTGCTGAAACTTAGCCATAGATCACTATCCTATGTTTCAATTGTTTCGCTGTTCTCTAATCCTGTATCAATAAGTAGATCACGAAATTCTTTACTGTCTCCAGACACTGTAGTGAAGCCTTCATAAGCAAAAGTAAGTCCGTATTTCATTGGAGTACTATCTGAATAGTCTAGCCCATCAGCATCAACAGACGTGATAACAGGATTGTATACTGTAGTTAAACTGATATCTTCCGGAGAACTTTTTCTTACGATTTCAATTTTTTTAATAAAATATTTAAAGTTTGATAGTCTAAAACCTGCGTTACTAGTTTGTCCACCACCAAACGTGCCTGTATATATAAGATCATCAATAAATTGCTTTTCATCTTTTCTAATAAATGGCCCAGCAAAGTAATGTTCCCAATACACATTTAGAAATTTTTCTAACTGGGCATCTCTTGTGTCATAAGCACTTATTGTAATAGGTGTATAATCGTAACCAGTTTGTACGATTCTTTTTCTATTATATTGATTAAGAACTTGTGTTCTAGCACTAGCGTTTGGCATTGCTATGCTAGCAATTTTGTCAAAAACAACAGTCAGGAATCCTTCTTTTGCTGAAGGATTCCTGTATGTTAATTTAACAACGAAGTTGAATTTGTCTCTAGGTATAAGTGGCTGTGTATTCCTACCACCAGTTTGATTTTGCCCGTAGACTCCACTAGCAGCGTTATAAGGACCTAGGACTACCGCCATCGTTAATTACCTTTACGCGATTCTCGTCGCTCTAGAGTCTGCATCAGTTGGAAGTGTCGTGCCGCCATCTACTCCAAGTACATCACCAACACCAACAATTGAGTGGCTAGCATTGTCATAACGCACAGTCATTGTAATCTGTACCATTTCACTTGAACTATAGTTTAAGTCACCGTATTGTACACTAGGTAGATAACAACCAACTAGTTCCCATGTATCTAGTATATGAGCACCTGTTTCCGCCGCGGCTGGTCCGCCGTTAGAACCGTCTAGTGTTTCAATCTTCATACTAAATTTATAGTCAGCACCTGCTTTTCTAGTACTTTGAGTACCATGATCTACTTGTTTCTGTAGTTGCTCACCAATTGCTTTAGCAACATCGCCAGTAACGTCGTCACGTAATACGATTTGAACGTCCTGCCATGTGTGTTTACCAAGCATACGAATTTTACTGTTATAAGCGTCTAGTGTCACTTCTTCATGTTCTACAGAAGGACGCTGAGCACTAATAACGTTTTGTGTAACTTTGGGCATACCAGCAGTGGTTGTCCCTAAACCACTAAACGTTACACGGAAACGATATTGTAGTTTTGGCATTAGTGAAGAATCAGCGTTGCCGCCAGTAACTGGGACGCCAAAATTTGTAATTACAGCCATTTTGTTTCTCCTTATATGAAAGTAATCTTTTCTATACTTGTATTTATACAAAATGCTCAAAAAATAACGGCGCCATTTCTGACGCCGTTGTTTCTTTAGTTAAGTGTAGTTTTATCTTATAATTCACCAGTATTGACAATACGAATCGGAATGTAGATAAATTCTGCCGATTTAGTAGGTTCAATAGCAACATCAATCCATAGTTCGTTGCGATCAATTCTTGCCGGTGTGTTATTACTTGTGTCACACACAACAGCATAATCGTATACACCACGCTGTGCTAGGATGTTACCCAAGAATCCGTTAAAAGTACCTTTAGCATTCTTACGAGTGTTTTCGTCATTTGGCTCGAACAAGTATGGACGACCAATAACAGCAAAACGCTCTCTCAAGTATGCTGTTAGACGTGCTACGTTAACACGATCTAGAGCACTTGCCGCAGTATGTAGTGATTTCTGACCGAATACTACTATACCTTCTGCAGGGAATCTTGCGATTGGGTTAAGTTTGTTTTCATACATAGCATCTCTATGACCTTGAGTCAATGCTACTGGAACAAACTCGTTTTCGCTATTCAAATAACCAACGTTACTTGCGTTTTGTACTTGACCACGTGTCAAACCTGCTGGAGCAAACCATTGGAATGCCACATTGTCATTGTACGCATAAGTGTACAAAGCAACATGTGATGGAGGAGCAACAACACTGTTACCACTTACTGGATCAGTTGTTAAACAACTTGGGTAGTAAGCAGCAGCATAGGTGTTTTTACCTACTAGACCATCTTCGCCATTTTCAATAGCGCCTGTGCCTTGAATCCAGTTAACTGCTTCTGTTGGTGTTAAACGCATTGGTGTATCAACAATGATAAACGCTGTTTCGTTTCTATCACTGTTTAGTGTAACCATTTCGTCAAACATTTCTGGATAACCAGGAGCAGCAATTAAGCGGAATTGAATTGTATCTTCACGAAGTTCGCTTGCGCTAGCAGTTGCTTGCATAGCTGCAACAACTACTTTACGCTGAGCCTTGCGTAGGAAACTACCGCTTCCGTCTGCTTGGTTGCTAGCAAAGTTACGCCACTTCCATGTTGTACCTAGTGAACTGTCGTACTTACGAACAGTACCAGCACTACGACACATGTTA